GGGCGGCGCAGGTGCCGAGGGGTAACGCGGCGGCCACGTCGCCAGCCCGCCAGGCAACCAACAGCGCATCCAGGGCCGATTCCACAACGACACAGGCGGCCGTCTTGTCGCCGATTATCAGCACATCATCCCCTGAGCCGGGCAACCAGTAATAACGGGGTTCGCCCTCGGGTTGTCTGATTTGAATCCGATGCACGCCGATTGCATCGAAATAGGGGATAACAACGCCCTGGGGGATCCAGAGCTTTTTCGGCTTGCCGGTTTTTGTGCTGATCTCTTCCGGCAATCCCCAAGCGGATCGCGCCCGGCAAAGGTCGGCGGGGTTCCAGCCGAGGCGAAACCGCTTAACCGCATCGGCGGGAAGGCCACGGCTTGCCAGGTAATCCAGCTGATCGCGATTGCCGAGAAGTTGGCGGTGACACCATTCGACCATGACGGCGGCCTTGTCTCTCCAGGTGCTCGCCGGGCCGGTGGCTTCGGCAGGCTGCCAGCTGGTGACGGTGGGGCGCTTGATTGTCGGCGGGGTCAGGTCGGGCACATGGGCGGCGGCACGTACACGGTCGCGGGCCATTCGGCACTTGTCGCGGACGGGGCAGGTGGTTGAATCACAGGCTTTGCCGAGGGCTTCATGGGCTTCTGGGCAGGTCAGGTGCTCGAACTTGCGTAAAAACTCGATAGCATCCCCGGCGCCGCAGTTCCGACACATCCAGCCGCCGCTTTCCGGCCATACCACGAATCTATCCGACTTCGACGGGTCCGCTTGCGAGGTGCCGCAGGACGGGCAGGGGCCGTGCCATTCGCCGCCTTTGTTGCTCGAAACGAGGCGAAGAGAGACGTGTTTTTGTGCCAGGTCAAGCAAGTTCATAAACCGCGCCCCCCCCAAAAACATCCAGCCAGAAATCAATCAATCCGGCAAAAAACCGGCCGAAAACTTCCAATTCCGACTTTGACGGATATGCGTCAAAATCACCAAAACCTCTATATACCTTTTACATACTTCATCAATTAACCCTGATTTTATCTGTCAATCTGTCAATAAAGGTAAAATGTATAATAATAATAAGTATTTATGTTATTGACAGGTTTTTAGTGGTGGAGCAAAAATTGAGCAAAATTGACGGATGTTAGTCATTAATTAAACATTTCTCTCAATTCAAGCCCTATATAACGACGATTTCCGCCAGAGGCACCACGATCTTTCATATATCCGCGCTTTGTCATCGAATCCCCGAAACGCTTCTGGCTCGGCGGTTTGTCAGAAATGTTTTCAGTCCACCAATCACGAAACGATTGATAAGCAGCCTTGGCGGTGACGGTTGCATCCTCCGCTTCAATGCACTTGTCCTCGATCCAGGCGAAAAGGTCATCTTCGGATTGTCGATATTCGGCCGTTGCCGCAAGGACAGACCGCGGGGGGTTCAATCCCTGTTTCTGCCACTCCAGACAACCGCGCACCAGCCACGCCAAAATCCCGGGGCCTTCCTTAAATAGCCTTTCACGTAGCGTTTCATCTAATTTACGCTCGTTGGCCGCCTTGGGCCTCTCAACATAGGCCATGGAAAATTCGACCAGATGCAGTCTCGACCAGAAAGCGAAGTCTTGCGCATCGGCTCGTGGTTTATCGTTGGTTTGCAAAATCAGCAGGTGCGATGGGGCAAATATTGTGGGGTGCCGGTCGTGGGGTGTTCTCCCGGTCAGGGTGTCGCCACCGGATAGCCATTTCACGCGGGATGCCGAGAAGCGGCGGCCTTTTTCGCTTTCACTGGCAAAAATCAAACGCAATCCGTGTAACTGCATGATATGGGGCGAAGGTGCGCCCGGATTGCCAGGCCTCCCTTGGTCAAGCAATAATTCAGCTTCAACAGGTTTTGCCATTGGGCCAAGAATTGCTTTTAGGGTTTCTATCATGGTTCCTTTGCCGTTGCGCCCATGGCCGAAGAAGACGGCGAAAACGTGTTCACGGACTAAGCCGGTGATGCCATAACCGAAAAGACGCCTCAGGTAGTCGGCCCGATCCTGTTCGTCGTTCATAATCTCGGGGATGAAGTTCTCCCATAGCGGACAGGGGGAGTTTTCGCCGGTGGTCAAATACTCTTCGACGCCATCGGGGAAGGGAACCGACGCCGCCAGGGTCAGCAGATCGTTGGGGTCGCCTGGACGGAGAAGGCCGGTCCGCAGATCGACCACGCCATTGGCGCAGGCCAACAGCCAGGGTTTTTCGTTAAGCTTGTCCGTGGTGACAACTAGAGACTCTTCACCGCAGGTGGCCGCGAATATCAGGCAGTTTTCCCGGCCGCGCCGGGAACGTAGCCGATTGACGCGGCGCATAACCTGAGCCTGTCGCCGCTGCATCCGGTCGGCTTCGTCTTCGTCGGTCGTTTCCGCCAACTGTCGGGCGATTGCCTGGACTTCCTTTAAATAAGCCTGTGCCACGGCTTCGACGGCGGTTAAGGCCGTGCCGGTGGTGTCGCGTTGCCAGTGATGCCCTTGCCAGGCCAGCCATTCACCGGCGGACGCGTCAAACACAAACCGACCACGATGCAGGGCCGCAAACAGGATGCCGTCGCCCAACTCGTTGGCGTTGTAACAGGCGCGGACGAATTCGGGATCGTCAGGGCCGCCAGGCGGCGTTTTCTTGCCCTCGACTTTTCCCAGGTGTCGGGCCTCTTCGGCGCGGCGGGCTTCGACCTGAGCACGCAGGTCAACCAGCTTGCCGGTGTTGGCGCTCGGCGGTGCCTGGTTTTCTTGGTCAGACAATAGGACCTCCATCATGAAGTCGAAATAGAGGTTCGCCGGTCGCATTTTTCAGCGTGAGCAAGTGAGCCGCTTGCTCACGCGTCACAAGCTGATTCAACTCCCGACCCCACCACAACCCAAAGGCCGTATGGGTTTCCGCGCCGATGAGGTAAATTATTTCAAATTTCGTCTCGTATTTATTCATCATCGGCAAACCCCCTTGCGGCGCCGAGGGTCAGACCGGACAAGCGACGACGCCAGGACTGGACGGTATCGCGGTCAATCCGCACGGCGGTGATGATCCCCTGAACCGGCGCATCAGCGGCGATAAGGGCCGCCAACAGGACAATTTCAGACGGTTTCCGGCGAACGTGATAAAATGGGGATCCTGTACCGGCTCGGAATTGTGCGCCGCAAATGGTGCATCTCGTTTTCCGAAATCGGCGAAAATTGCACAGCATGGCCGCGCTCAGTTTCGAGCGACACTTAGGGCAGAGTTCGCCAGCCGTGCCCGGCCATATCCGATTAAAAAGCCATTCCGCGCACTTTTGACGGTCCAAAAGTTCCAATATGTCGGCCAATGCTTTTTCGGTAAAAAGCTCATCCAATCGGCCATTTTCCGACTGTTTCATGGCTACCTCTTAGTTCGTGGAAACGCCGTTTTCACAAAAGAAACAACGGCGAAAATTACATTATTCCAAGCCAAAACCGAAAATTATATGGACTCAATATCCGGGCGCTTGCTTCCCGTAGTCAACAAACCCCTGGGAAGGACCCATTACTTTGTGAGACGGCGCAGGTGATACCGGAACCGCTCATCGACAACGGCCAGGATTTTCTTTTGAACCCGGGCCATGACATCTTGGCGTTCGAGCATTGACGCAATCGTAATCATCGACTTGTTGATTATTCCGCCTTGGCTGTTCTCCAGGTCGCGGCGTTGAAAGACGTGCATCGCTCCCGCGCCATCCGTCGCTCCCCGTCTGCCACGCCCGATGAAAGCCTTCGGCAAGTGCGTTGTCTTGCCCTTCAACGGCTTGACGAAAACCCCCGTCGACTTCTTCGCCCGCTTACCTTTGGTCGACTTCTTCCCGTCCGTCGTCCTCGCCGATCCGCCGACATTGCGCACCCACTTCGCGCCGAAGTTCATCAAGCCGATGGGGCGCCCCTCTGCCTTGATGATCGCCTCCAGGTTATCGCCGGTGGCCATCTGAATATTTCGAACCTCATCATCGACCCGGCGCTTGCCCAGGTTGTAGATATCGCGGATTGCATAGCTCGCTTCGGTGCGCCCCTGCTTGGCCGACTCATTCACCGCAAATTGCGCGGCCTTTCGGACACTGATTGAATCGATTGACTTAAGGGCAGCTTCAATGCCTTTGGCCTTGAGAGTAATCATGTGTGACTCCAATTATTATTTATTGACGGATAACGCCATTCATCGATAGGGGTTACGGGGACTTCTTCACACGCTGCATGAAGCTTTCCGCTTCGGCGGCGCCCTCGACCAGCCAGCGAAGAACCCCGGCCTTGTCCTTGCGCAGCTGGTCAAGCAGCTGCATGGCCTCGGTATCGGGGCGCATCTGGTCGAATCCATGCGCCCCCCCGACAACCGGCGAGGGGGCGCATAAATCCAGGTTAAGGGGCCAATCCCGCAAAACCCAGATTACCGGGGGCACAGTAAGTTAATCCCCGGATTTTCAGGAATTTTCGATCACATCGGCACGCAATGCTTTAACTTGTGCCGCCAGTTCATACGGCGGTGGCGACTTGATCGCCGCGAAAATCGCCTGTGCCGGGCTGCGCATGTCGAGCGCATGGCAGACGACAAACAGCGGGGGCAACAGGTCATCGATACGGCTGATAACTTCGGCCTGAAGCTCGGCGAAGCGGGCACGATAGGCGCGTTCAACCGCTCGGTTCAGATCTTGGCCAAGGCGGGAACATTCGCCCGCCACTTTCGGAATGAGCCGTTCAGCCGCTTCGACCTCTTCGCCAATCTGATTAACCGC